TGTAGGTTTGAACCCCACCGAGGTCGAAGATTGGGATGTTGCCGACGGGATTCCCCACCTCGGTCACGAGGCACTTTTCGATCACATAGTGGGCACCAGCAGCGACAGTGCCCTTCGACCTCAGGACCTGATTGCACCCGCTGATGGCACAGGCCGAGATGATCGGAGCGAAGGCGTAGTCTCCGTATTCCCAAGCTGAGTAGAACCCCTGGATGTCGAGGTTTCGGAACTTCACATGGGCGGCGAACTTGTCGATACCCTTGCCCACAACCTTGAAGGCGAAGCCCAGGAGCGGCATCGTTGACTCGATGCGCAGTCCTTCGATCTCCAGCACAGAGTAGGACGGGAACACAGCGTCATCCGAGTGCGTGATGTAGAACCATGGATAATCGGCCGCCGCCTGGTTTCCTGTGACGATGGTTGCCCCGTCACCCTTCAGGCCCGCTCGGTTGTACTCAAGGGTGATCGTGGAGGTGATCTTGTACCTACCCGCAGGCAAGAACGGGGTGGCCCCACGGGTGAAGATGGAGGCGTAGTTGATCGCACCCTGGATCGCTGCGGTATCGTCTGCCACACCATCGCCAACAGCACCGAAGTCCTTGACGCTGATGGTCTCTCGACCGCGATCCTGGAGGTTACGTACGGAGGCTCCGGTGCCGGCCTGCTGGAACCACACCTTGCTGGAGCCCGATGGGAGAGCGAGGTCAACCACCTGGAACACCCCGAAGGCGAGCCATGTGACTTCCTCTCCACCCGTGAATGGCGCTGTGAAGACTATGTTGGTGCCCGAGGTCAGGGTGACATCCGGGGGGTTCACCTCAGTGCCGTTCACGAAAACCACGATGCCTGCGGGGTCAAACCCGCCAGGGACTGGCACAGAAGTCTGACCGGCCGCAGCGATCACGGGGGTGGTCGGTTTGTTCAGGATGCCCGGAACGGTGACCCCAACGTCCTGCCACAGGAGGCCCGTGTACACCCGCATGGTATTGGCCACGCTGTTGAAGTAGAGGTCACCAATCTGAAGCGGCTGACCGTTGGTCCTGATGGTCGGGTTGCTCGTCCTGGCCCCCTGATAGACTTTCGCCAGGTCGATGCCGAGAGAGCTTTGAGCGATTGCCTTGTCCGAACTGTCCTGAGCCTCTTGTGCGCAGTACAGCGAGAACAACGCCAGAAGGTCGAGGTCCTTCTCCTTGAGGACCGAACCGTCAGAGAAGTCAACCGGAGGGGCATCCTTGGGGGTCGTGCGCTTGATCTCTACGAGACCTGTGGGGGCCGGCTGTATCTTGATGGCCGATGTGCCGAGCCAGGTGAAAGAGGTGGGGACACCGAGAACGGTGGCTGAGACATGGCTCTTGTCGAGATACTCGAACGGCACCGTGAAGATGGAATTGATCCCATCTCCCTGGTACTGAACATAACTGAATGGCAAAAAAGTTCTCCAAAAGAGAAGCCCCTAGATTTCTCCAGGGGCCTCGGGGTTATCTTACTGTCTCTTGCTGCGGGTAGTCATTCGCCCAGGCATTGATGAATGAGCTGATCGGGTAGACGTTGTTGAGGGGGATAAGCTTGCCCCAGGTGCGGACGTCCTTCTCCGTCGTCTGGTACTCATCCGAAGCTGCGTTTCGCACCAGCTTCTTGAGAGACAGCAGGCCGTTGAGGGCCTGGTAGGTTGGGTTAGATGCCATGCTGGACAGGTCGCTTGTGGTCCGCATGCCCGAGAACAACGGCATCGGGGACACGGTGTCGAAGGCCACCGGCAGGAGGGAAGCTTGGCTGATGCGTCCGAAGCTATTGGCCGTGATCTGCGCCAACGTCATCCGCTTCGCCAGGAACTCTTGCCGCTTCTCAGCGTCCATCCCCTGAGCGTTCAGGATGGTCCTGCCCATGTACGCCAGGGAGGCGTAAAGGGAGCCGTGGAGGACGGTGCTGAGGGTCGTCCAGTCCCGGTGGTTCAGGGCGAACTGAAGGGACTTGTTCCAACCGTGCATGGAGAAGTTCATGAACTGGAAGACGGTCTTGCCCAGGGTGGTGCCCATGAGCGGGATCATCGAGCCAAGATCGTTCTCCTGGATGACCCTGCGGGACTCCCGATGGATCGCCGTCATGAACTGGCTGTAGCTCCTCGGGTCGGCCTGTTGCCACCCCGCGAAGTCCATCTTGTAGCTCTGGCCGAACTCGCCCTTGGCCGGCTTGGTGAACTGGTTGATGTTCTCCAGGACCTTGGCGAAGTCGCCCTCACTGAGCCCCATCCAGGCCAGGCGGTCCTTCGTCAGGAACGAGGACGCCTCACCCTTCGAGGTCTTCACGAAGTGGTTCACCAGCGCGATGGCGTGGACACGCTTCTGCTGGATCATCAGCGGGGTCATCCCGGTGTAGTCGAGGACACCCTTAGCGAGCTTCCGCTGGGCCGTGTCGAGGGCATCCCAGCGACGGTTCCATGCGGTGTCGCCCTTGTTCTTCACCCAGTCGTCCTTCGCCCCAAACTCCATGCGGGCTATGTACTCGGACCCCACCCCGCCGATGGTGTTCTCCAGGTGGTCCAGGATGTCGTTGCCAACCTTCCCTGTGGCGAGGTCACGGCGCAGTGCCCGCAGCTCAGGAAGGGCCGCCAGCGTGGCCTTGAGGCCCATGGAGCCGACGATCTGCGACAGCTCCGTGGCCTGGTTCCAGACCGCACCACCCATGAGGCGGATGATGTTGAAGTTCCTCCACATCTCCATGCTCTTGTTGAGCGTAGAGAACTGCTCCACAGGGATCGCCTGGATGCGGTCGAAGGCGAACTTCAGGTCCTTCCTCAGGGACGCCAGCTCGGCCGGCTTCTTGAACTCCTGGCCCAGCTTGTTGGTGGTGGCATCCGCGATGAGGTTGTCGATCTGGTTGGCCTTGTAGACATCGAGGTGCTTGGCCAGGGCAACGCTCCCGGCAGTCCTGCGGAGGTACGGCTCCACCACGTCGAAGGCGTTGGTGTGGATAAAGTCGTTGAGGCTCACCTCCACCGAGGAGCCGTCCTGCCGCGTCCAGGTCTCCGTATGCGTCTCGTTGATCGTGTTGCGGTGCTTCAGGCTGGACATCCTCCCGCTGTCGTTTGGCTTCGACGGGAACATGCTCTCGATAATGTTGGCGGCCTCCCCATCGGAGAACCCGCCGTTGGCCTTCAGGGACTCCTTCAGGGCGTCCTTATCGGTGCCCCGCATGATGTCCTCCAGGAGGTCCTGGGTGCGGTTTGCGTGGGCCTCTTCTACCGTCCGCATGTACCACTTCGCCCACTTCGCAGCGGCCTCGTCAGAGATTCCCTCGCGGCCTGACTGGTAGGCTCGTGCCCACCACCCCTCCACAGCCTCACGGCCGAAGGAGACGGTCATGTCCTGCCACTTGTTGATGTCGTGCTTGCGGGGGAGGTACTTGTCGTTCTGGTCCAGCTTGCCGACCAACTCCACGTTCCCCGTCTCCGGGTCACGAACTTCCACCTCCGTCAGGCCCCTCTTGGTGAGACCCTCATCCAGCAGCGGGTTGTTGATGTACTCCCTCGCCTTGTTGAGGGTAGAGCGGAGGGCATCGCCGGCCTTGATGACCTCGGGGGCAAACTCGCCCTCGAAGCCTCGGATGTAGTTGGACACCTGAGCCCCGAAGTCCTCGAATGCCTTCCCCTTCTCGTGCCACTTCAGGTCCTGCTGAGAGAACCACTTCTCGAAGGCTGGGTACGCCTGCTTGCGCATCTGCACCGCCCAGCTCTCGGCCCACTTCGTGGTGTCGTCCCAGGCGTTCGCCTTGACCACCGAATGGTCCTTGTAGCCGATGGTGGTCCCGAACAGCTTGGAGGCCAGCTCACGCACTGCGGAGGGCGCTTTACCCCCACCCAGCTTGTTCTCCAGTCCCAGGCCCCAGCCGAAGACGGTGGGGATTTCTGCACGGTTCGCAGCCTCCACCGTAGCAGGGTCCGCAGCGGAACCCTCGGGGGCCATGAGGTACTCCTGGGTGGACCTGGTGCGGTTCGGACGCACCCACGTGGACTTCACCTGGAGGGGCGTATCGATCAGCTTGTCCGTGATGCCCAGCGCCTTGGTGAGGGCGTTGGTATCCTTAGGGTCCATCCCGAGGAGCCTGCGGATGACATCCACGGCCTTGCTCAGGAATGAGTGGCCAGAGGCGTCCGATGTCTTCACAGACTTCAGGAAGTCAAGGAACTCACTGGCCCCTTTGCGGCCCGAGAAGATGCCGGCCACGAACTCGTCGATGTTCTTCAGGTAGTAGTCGGTCTTGTGGTCCGCGAACTTCTGGCCACGGGATGCGGCCTTTGCCTCGTTGTAGACCCCCATCAGCTCCTTCGTGAGCTGGCCGTGGGCGGTATCGGGGTTCTTCATACCGTAGCGAATCTTATTCGCCGTGACCGCGTGGGCGATCTCGTGGAGCGCCACCCAGTCGTCCGAACCCTTGGCCAGGTGAATCTCGTGGTTCGCGGGGTCGTAGTAACTGCGGACGTTCTCTCCGCGAGTAACGATCTTGATGTCGTCAGCGATCTGGGACTCCAACCTGTTGGCGAGGCCGGACACCAGGTCATCCTTCGACCCCTTCAGCTCCGCCAGCTTGGCCTTCGTGGACACATCGCCGTAGCCCTTGATGTCCTTCCGGCCCAGGGAGGTGAACTCGTAGGTGTCCACCTCGCCAGTCTTCTTGGACACCCGAGCGGACCGCTGATCGGCCAACTCACCGGCCGTAGACCCGTCGTACAGGTCCCCCATCCGATCCCGGACGTGCTGGTCCTGTGCGATCACCTCGTCCCGAATCTTCTGGACGGTCGGGTCGATGACCTCATCGGCTCCCCCTGAGGCCACCCGCGTGTCCACGTTGGCGTCCCTGTTGGGGAGGTGAGCATCGAGGCGGGCCTGGTCCACAGCATGACCCCCGCCTGCCAGGTCCACCAGCTCTGCACGCTGGGCAGCAACGCCCTCACGCATGCCGAACCGGGACAGGGCTTCCTGCTCAGCGGCCATCCTGGAGGCTGCGATCTTGGCGGGGTTTAGTGCTCCCCCGACCACAGCGCCCAGGCCGAGACCCATCGCGGCGGACATATAGAGGCTGTCCGTTGTGTAGGTCGGCCGGTACTGCCCCGTGAGGGCATCCGCAGCCACATTGAAGCCGGCGTTGAAGATGCCCATACGGGCCGCGTTGGCGATTCGTGAGGAGGCCGATAGGAGCCCCTCACCTCCCATTCCTGGGACGAACGCAACGAGCGTGGGGATGTCCACCAGGGACCCAACCAGACGGCCTCCAAAGCCCGCTACGCCCATCTGGGCGAGCTGCCTCTCCTTGTCCAGGGCGTCCATCATGCGACCCCTGCGGAAGGAAGCCTCAGCGTCCGACTTGGACTGGAGCACGTAGCCCCACATCCGCTCCGGGACCCCATCGAGGTAGCGCGCGGAGTTCTCGTCGGACCACTTGAAGTTTGGGTCCGTGGACGAGATGCCTCGGTCCTGGAAGAAGTTGTAAACGCTGTTGTCTACCTGGAACCCTAGGCGGATGGCTCCTGGTAGGTTGACCACGTTGTTCCAGAGCCCACCATACTCGGCGTGCTGCTGCTGGTTCTCTCGGTAGACATCGAAGGCCGAGGGCGATGCGCTCAGTTCAGTCCCGGCCCCGGTTGTGAACTGAGCCGATAGCGGGGGGCCATTATC